GATTGGGCAGTTGCTGTCGCATATCATTCCTCGTCGAGAATAGGTTTACGGGTCCTTGGAAGGGGGTGTCGGGCGAGGGTCGGGCGAGGCGCGAGCCTTCAGTGATTTCAGGTTTAAAAAACGATGTCCATGTCCATCACTTTGGGCATTTTCATAAAAATGAGTAAAAGGAGGGTAATGTGGCGAAAATCAATGTTAAACCGGAAATTGCCGAGGTCAAGGTGTCGGATCTACGGCCTGCGCCGTATAACCCGCGCGAAATAACCGAGCAGGCGTATGCGGGACTCAGGCACAGTTTGGAGAAGTTTGGGTATGTGGATTTACTGATCGTTAATAAGCGGAATATGAGGATCGTTTCCGGGCATCAGCGGTACAAGGTTTTGCAGACTGACGGCGTGGAAACGGTCTCGGCCATCATGGTTGATCTGGATGAGATTCAAGAACAGGCGATGAACGTAACGCTTAATAACAGCGAGATTGCCGGGCAGTGGACAGCCGCGCTTATTCCGCTTTTAGAGAGATTGCGAAAAGAGGCAGGGGATGATTATCTTAACTTGCGGCTTAAAAGCCTTCGAGAAAGTGTCGGGGATATGGGTGTGGAGAATCTTGGCAATGGGAAAACCCTGCCGGATGATATTCCAGAGCCGCCGGAAAAGCCGATTACCAAGCGGGGCGACCTTTGGATTCTTGGCCAGCACCGGCTTCTTTGCGGTGATTCTACCACCGACGAGGATGTGGTGCGGCTTATGGATGGACACAAGGCGAGTTTATTGGCAACTGACCCGCCGTATTGCGTGGATTACACCGGCGCGAACAGGCCGAACGGCGGCCGTGATTGGTCTAATGTTTACCATGAAATTGATATCCCGGACGCGGTGGATTTTATGCGCAAGTTTCTGACCGTTGGCCTTAAGCATATTCGAGAGAAAACTGCTTTATATATGTGGCACGCTTCGAAGCGGCGTTCGGATATTGAGGGCCTGTGCAAAGAAATCGGCGTGCTTATACATCAGGAGATCGTTTGGGTAAAGCCGTGTGTGATTCTGACCTTTTCATTTTATTCGTGGAGGCATGAGCCGTGTCTTTTGATGTGGGTTAAAGGGCATAAGCCGGACTATAAGCCGAAAAATAAAGCGATCGGCAGTGTGTGGACAGTTGATTTCTTAAGGTCAGGGGATCCGGCTGATCCGGAGTATCACACTGATGTCTGGGAGCTTGACTGGGAAGGCAAGAAGCGTAATCCGGGCCTTGATCATCCGACCGTGAAACCGACAGAGGTTTTTGCCATACCGATGAGAGTGCATACGACTCCGGGTGATATCTGTTATGAGCCGTTTAGCGGTTCGGGATCGCAGATTATCGCTGGTGAGCGTTTAAACAGGCGGGTGTTCGCTATGGAAATCGAGCCGGTATTTTGTGATGTGGCGGTTAGGCGCTGGGAGGAATTCTCAGGGAAAAAAGCGATAAGGGATAGTAATGGATGAAAAGAACCGCAACCTTGTCGAAATTGCCAAAAAGAAACGCTATATCGCCATTGTTGAAAAACTGGGGCGCGGTTCGCTGTCGTCCAAGGAGCTTAAAGAGCTTGAGGAATTTGAGAAAGCGGAACAGCGGCCTTTGGATGGCGTTATTGATGGGACGGTAGCTTTGCCGATTCTCTGCGTGTATTTGGAAAAGTCGCCGCGCATGATCCGGCGGTACGTCCAGCAGGGAATGCCGGTTATACGCGACGCGGCCGGTGAAATCGCGCGGTTTAAAGTCGGAGAGGTTTTTAAATGGTTTTACGGCAAGCAGGGTTCGGAAGAGGATAACGGCAAGGATTACTGGGATAAAGAATACCGTAAGAACCGCGCGAAGCTGAGCGAAATCGAATTAAAACAGAAAGAAGGCGAGGTCATACCGTTCGAAGATCACGTGTCTATCGTGAAGAATCAGATCCGTGGTATCAAAGCCGGGTTTCTTCGTTTACCAAAACATGTCGCGCCTAAGCTATATCAGCAGGATCCGAAGGTTATCTGCGAAATGCTGGATCAGGAGATCAGGTACATAATCGAACAGTTCGCGGGGAAGCAAAATGTCAATAAAGCTGGAAAGAGAAATTCTTAAGACGGTTGTGCCGTACGCGGCTGTTGAGTGGGTTTTGCCGGTCAAGATGACGGTGAGCGAGTGGGCTGATAAGTTTCGGAGGCTTGACGTTAAAACATCCGCGGAACCCGGGCAATGGTCAACATCAAGGACACCGTATCTTAAAGGGATCATGGATGCGTTTACGGATCCCTACGTGGATGAGATTACGGTTATGGCCGCCTCGCAGGTTGGGAAAACCGAAGCGATGTATAACATGCTTGCCTTTATTATCGATCAGGATCCGGGGCCTACGTTGATGGTTTCGCCGCGTGCGGATGATGCCAGAAGCGTTTCGTATAACCGGGTTAAGCCGATGATTGATACTTCGCCTGTGTTGAACCGTTATATTCCGTCCAATGCTGATGATATTACGAAGCTTGAATATCATTTTGACCGGATGATTCTTTATTTCGCAGGGTCGAACAGTCCGGCCGATTTGGCATCGCGTCCTATCCGGTATCTTTTCTTGGATGAGGTCGATAAATATCCGAAGTTTTCCGGCAGGGAAGCGGATCCGATCAAACTGGCTTCTGAAAGACAGAAGACCTTTTGGAATAAAAAGACGATTAAGGTTTCAACTCCCACTACGCGCGAAGGATATATCTTCCGCGAATACGACAAATCAGATCAGCGCAGGTTTCATGTGCCGTGCCCGCATTGCGGTAAAAAACAGGTTTTCGTTTTCGGTCAGATCAAATGGCCGAAGGAAGAGTCATCGTCAGAGCGGATAAAAAACAACCGGCTTGCGTGGTATGAGTGCGCTCATTGCAGAAAGCGTATTGATGATATTCATAAACAAAAGATGATGCTGGCAGGCGAGTGGATCGCGGAAAAGGATGAGCATAACCGTAACCGCGGATTTTGGGTGAGTTCTCTATATTCGCCGTGGCTTACGTGGAGCGATATCGCGTCTGAATTTTTGAAATCAAAAGACTATGTGGAGCTGTTGATGAATTTTGTCAATTCTTGGCTTGCTGAGGTTTGGGAGGAAAAAATTGAGGAGACAACAGTTGATAAGGTGCGCACTCTTGCGCGCGATTATGATCAGGGTGTTATTCCAGATGATGTTTTGGTGTTGACCGCTGGCGTGGATGTGCAGAAGGATCATTTTTATTACGTTATCCGCGGCTGGGGATATTACGAGGAATCATGGCTTATCCGGGCCGACCGGGTTGAATACTGGCAGGATATCGAAGATTGTTTATTTAAGACCGAGTACCGCAGGGCGAGTTCAGGGGAAACATTGAGCGTTTATATGACCTGCGTTGATTCGGGTTTTAGGACGGATGAGGTCTACCGTTTCTGCCGCACGTGGCAGGATAAGACAAAGGCGATAAAAGGGCTTGAGGAGATTACCGGAGGCCGGTTTTATCGGGCAAACAAGATAGATATCAATTCAAGAACCGGCGCGGTTATTCCCGGGGGTCTTGTTTTATGGAATCTGAACGTTACGCAGTATAAAGACAAAATTAACCGGCTGGTTACTTCGCAGAATCCGGGCAAGTGGCATATCTTCCGCAATCCCGACGATGATTATCTCACGCAGTTTACGTCGGAACATAAAGTTCTTATCCGCAACCGCACGACGGGCAAAGCGAAGGAGGTTTGGCAGAAAAAGAAGGAAGCCTCCGCAAACCATTATTTGGATGCGGAAGTTTACGCGCTTGCGGCCGCTGATATTATCCGCGCTCTTAATATGCGCCGTGAAGAAACGGCTCGGGTTCATCAAGTTGTCCCTGAAGATAATGTACGAGGGAGCTGGCTTCGCAAGACGAAAGGATCATGGATTTAATGGGGCGATGGATAGAACAAAAATCAAATTGGTTGCATAATTGCGGGACTCCTCGGCCCCGGGAGAAACCGCGCGGACGGCCGAACGACGAGAATTTAGAATACGGTGTGCGGTTTATTCCTGTTAAATGTCCTAAATGTAAAAGTAAAAATATAACCTGTTATGCGAGCCGTCTGCCGATCAGATATCACAAGTGCAGAGATTGCGAAACGTGTTTTAAAAGCGTAGAAGAGAGTGAAAAATAAAAAACGATTTATTCCAAATCTTGGTAACGACCCCCTTGTTAAATAACTGCGTTTAGGTAATATTAAAGTAAATAGTTTATTGCGGAACAGCTGATCACTGTTGCCGTGCCCAGTAAAGTTTAAAAACCCGATTCCAAAGCTTTGGGTGGAGTCGGGTTTTTTTATTGGGTAGCTGAGGAGGATTAATGGCCGCGCCGACAAAACAGGAAATGCTCGAAAACGTAGAGATCGCGATTAATGCGCGTCTTAAAGGTGGCGCGGTTCAGTCGTATTCGATAGGCGGGCGTAATCTGCAGTATGTTTTGCTTCCCGATCTTTACAAGTTACGTGATCAGTTGCGCCGCGAGATCACCGGTTCGGGCGAAACAACATCTTATGCTTCATTCGGGAGGCCGTCATGAAGGCTCCGTTGACTGAAAAGTTATCGAGCAGCTTAGACGGCCTTATTTCTTTTTTCTCGCCGCGCGCGGGCCTAAGGCGGCGCATGTATCGCGAAGCGATTAAGGTGACGAGATCGTTCAGCGCTTATAAAGGGGCTTCCCGCGACAGGCTTCGCTCATCGTGGATACCGGGCGGGGGATCTGCGGATGCTGATTTATTACCCGAGTTAAAAGATATCCGCGAACGCAGCCGTGACTTAAACCGCAACGATGCGCATGCTTCAGGAATTACTTCTACCATGACCACAAACGTGGTTGGTACGGGTATTCGCCCGCAGTCGAGGATCGATAAAGAACAGCTCAATATCGATGATGACGCGGCAAACAAATTTCAGAAAGATGCAGAGCATGTCTGGAAGATGTGGATACCGCATGCAGACGCAGGCAACCGTATGGACTTTTACGAAATTCAGCAGTTGGTTGACAGGCAGATCTTGGAAAACGGCGAAGCTTTGATTATCCCGATGATGCTTGATGATCCCGCGCGGCCGTATAGGACGGCATTGCAGGTAATCGAATCAGACCGTCTGGATACGCCGTCCGATAAAAGAGGCGATAAATCGATCAGATCGGGTGTCCGCATAGGAGAAAAAGGCGAGGCGGTTTCATATTTTATTCAAAAGACGCATCCCGGGGATACTCGTTTTGCGAAAAACAGCGAAAAAGAATTTATCGAGATTCCGGCATTCAATGAATACGGCAGACGCAATGTGTTTCATCTCTATTACGTTTTACGTTCCGGACAAACGCGCGGGGTGCCGTTCTTTGCGCCGGTGCTGACGTATTTTAAAGACCTTGGAGAGTACGCGGAAGCGGAACTGGTGGCCGCGCGAATAGCCGCGTGTTTTTCGCTTTTCATCACATCCGAAGCATCGATGGACGTATCCGCTGGCGGCGCGTATGACAGAAGTCCGTCAGGGCAACTGCTCGAGAGCTTAGAGCCGGGGATGATCAAACATCTTATGCCGGGCGAGAGCATTACTTCATTCAACCCTCAACGGCCGGGTTCGAGTTTTGAACCGTTTGTCGACCGAATTTTGAAAGCTATATCAGCGGCTTTAGGTTTGCCGTATGAGTTGGTTGCTAAAGATTTTTCAAAGACGAATTATTCCAGCGCGCGGGCGGCTTTACTTGAGGCAAGAAGGTATTTCAGAATGCGGCAGGAATGGCTGGCGCAGAAATTTTGCCAGCCGGTTTGGGATATGGTGCAGGAAGAGGTGTACCTTAGCAGAAAAATAACAGCGGAAACGTTTTATGAAAATAAACAACGGTGGACAGGCGCGTCGTGGATTGCGCCGGGCTGGGAATGGGTGGATCCGCTCAAAGAGGCGCAGGCCGCCGAAGTGGGGTTAAGAAACGGCATTGTGACTTATTCGGATATTTATGCGCAGGACGGCAAGGATTGGGAAGAGTGTTTTGAACAGCGCAAACGCGAACAGGAAAAGATCAAAAAATTAGGATTAGAGGTTGGAGATGAGAACAAAGCAAAAGAGAAACAAAAAACCACCGGTGAAGAAAGTCAAGAAGATCGTGCTGGGGTCAAGACAGCAGATGGCGATGCCGGTCGAGATTGATGTTTCGGTTAGTAATTTGAGAGAGGTGAAAGATGGCGAATAGAGATATTTATTTTCGCGCTGATATTGTCCGGGGCGGCGGCGTCCGGGTTAACCGCAAGGAAAAGGTTATTGAAGGGTTCGCGGTCGTTACTAAAGGGGTTACGCATGATGAAAGGGGTGAGTTCGATGACATAGCTTTGTATTCGGTTGTTGAGTTCGGTAATAAAACAAACGCCGGAGTCAAATCAAGATTCGGCCATCCGAATATGTCGAGTACCGCGCTCGGCACATTCTTGGGAAGGGTGAAGAATTTTAGACGAGACGGCGATATCGTCCGCGCGGATCTGCATATCGATCCGACCGCGCATAAGACACCGGACGGCGATTTGGCTGGGTATGTCATGAATCTTGCCGAAAGCGATCCGCAGGCGTTTGGGTCTTCGATGGTTATTCACTGGGATGAAGAATTTCGCGAAGAGAAAACTAAGGACGGTAAGGATCTGCCGCCGTTTATCCGCGTGAAGAAGCTTATGTCTGTGGATATCGTCGATGATCCCGCGGCAAATAACGGTCTTTTCGGGATGCCGTTTTTCTCGGAGAGCGTCCGGCCGTCAGCGGAAATGACGGCTTTTTTAGATAGATTTTTTAATCAGCCGGAAGCAGTTGAAAAAGTGATCTCGTTTTTAGAGAGATACGGGTTTAACAAAAATAAGGAGGGAAAGAAAATGTCTGAAGAAATCACGTTGGAGAAACTCAAGGCGGAACGATCTGACCTTTACAACTCCATTCATGCGCTCGGAGTTGAAGAAGGGATAAAGAAAGAGCGCGAGCGGGCGGTATCGATTTTAAAGAAATCGAAAGTATTTAAGGACATGGCCGACATCGCGATTGAGTCGGTGGAAAGCGGTGTAACGTTCGAGAACGCGGTGATCAAGTTTCAGGAGAAACAGCTTGATGGACTGCAGAAAGCATCCGTGCTTCCGCTCGGGCCCGATGCCGAGGAAGATCCGGTAAAGAGGCAAATGACGCATCTGGAAAGGGCTCGGCAGTACCAAAAAGAGCATAGTTGCAGTACAACCGAAGCGCTCAAGGCGACAGCGGACAAAAGGCAATAACCAAAAGGAGGAATGACAATGTCTCAATTTAATATCGGTTCAAAAGCGTTTACAGCAGGAGAGGATTTAGAGGCTTACCGCAGAGCGAAATTAAGCGCGGGAAGCGGTTCGCAGGTTGAATACGCCGATGCTGGTGAAGATTGTATCGG